GAGGGAGATTCGGGCAGAGTCAGCGCACAAAGGGCTTTGAAGACTGCACACGTCAAACAACACATGATGCAAGTAGTAGCAGATGAGTTTAGTAAACATGCTCCGATGGCATTGGGTCAGTTAGCTGGACTAAGCAAGAGAGCTAAGAGTGAGTATGTACAGCTGGAAGCGAGTAAGGATTTACTTGACAGGGCAGGATTCAAGCCCGTAGATAGAAGTCAAGTACAGGTAGCTGGTGACATTCGTGTCAGTATAGACCTGTCGTAACAGTGGTAGGGGGTCAAAAACTGCAACCACTCTGTTGCAATAGGTCTAACCCCAGCATTTTTCTTTAGAAAGGTTCGATATGGAAAAGAAAGAAAGCAGTTCGATAGAGATGGGAAACATTGAGTTTCATCATGCATTAATGAGTGAAGATAATTATGACCCTATTGTAGCGTTAGGTTTTAATCCTAGTGTAGCGCATCACATTCCTGACAGTGAGGCTATAAATTTTTTATACGATGACAATAAGAAAGTAATGGCTGGTATGTATGTACCTGACACTCTTAACTATGGGAATGTATCTCAGGCTTTTGCTGATGCTCAGGAGGCGGCTGGTGGTCCAGTGACTGTTGAGTCTGGTGAAGATTTAGTTATGACATTTGGTTCGTTTGCGAATAAGAGTGCGGTTTGGAATCATGAGTTTAGACACAGGGGTTTAAGGATATTGCGTCAGGAGTATAGTGACGATGAAATAATGGAGCGTGTTCCTCTTAGTTTTATGGAAAGATTGAGGGACTTTGCTGGTCGTAGTATTAATAAGACTAAGGTTATGGAGGGTTTGTTAGACTCTATGAGTAAGCCTGATGGTCAAGAGTGGTTAATGGCAGCTTATGATAACTTTGATAATGTAGGTTCTGGTGTTATTGATGAGAGCAAGTTATTAACTCCTGACCAAGTTACAGAGTTTATGGATGCTTTGAACTCACTAGCGAACGACCACTTAGAAAGAATACAAAAAGAAAAGTATGAAACAAATCTTAGGAAAAGGGGATTAGATAGTGAGCCTGTTTTTAACCCTACTAATCGTGCAGGTAGTGGTGGCATTAGTAGTACATTCATAGATACTGAGGAGTCTATGCTTCAATGAGTTTTATAAGTACGATTAAGAGTGAGGACTTAGATATACTTCGTAGGATAGTTAAGAAGGTAAATTTTGTTCACTTTCCTAAAGATTTTGTAACGGATTACGAGGCTGACAAGTTTATTGATACGCTTGCTCCAGCGACTGTAGAGAGGTTGTTGAAGGTTGGTGTTGATAGTAAGGTAGCTGATAGGTAATGGTTGATTTTAAATACAAGCCTGACGGTGAGACTTTAAAAGCTTTTATGAAAGACGATACATTTTTTCGTGGCATAAGGGGTCCAGTTGGTTCTGGTAAATCTGTTGGGTGTTGTGTTGAGGTATTTCGTAGAGCCTTGGGTCAAGAGAAGGGTAAGGATGGTAAGCGTAAGAGTCGCTGGGCTATTATTCGTAATACCAATCCACAGCTGCGAACTACTACTATTAAGACTTGGTTAGATTGGTTTCCAGAGAATGAGTGGGGTAAGTTTAATTGGTCTGTTCCTTATACTCATAGAATACTAAAGGGTGACTTAGACCTTGAGGTTATTTTTTTAGCCCTTGATAGGCCAGAGGATGTAAAGAAACTGTTGTCTTTAGAGGTAACAGGTATTTGGATTAACGAGGCTAGAGAGTTAGGTAAGAGTATTATTGATGCCTGTACTATGAGAACAGGTCGTTTTCCTTCAATGCGAGATGGTGGTCCTACTTGGTCAGGCGTAATAGCAGATACTAACGCACCAGAGGAAGACCATTGGTGGCCTATTATGTCTGGTGAGGTTCCTATTCCAGACCATATTCCTCGAGAGCAAGCGAAGATGTTGGTTAAACCTACAAACTGGAGGTTCTATACTCAGCCCTCTGGTATGGTTGAGGTTAAGGATGAGGATGGGGAGATTGATAAGTATAGCCCCAATAAGAAAGCTGAGAACGTAAAGAATATGTTAGACAGCTATTACCCTAATCTTATACAAGGTAAGACAAAGAGTTGGATAGATGTCTATGTAATGAATAGACTTGGTAGTATTCAAGACGGAAAGCCTGTATATTCTATGTTTGTTACTGATACACACGTTGCTAAAGAAGAAATCCCAGTTGCTGCTTCATTGCCCTTATACGTTGGTATAGACTTTGGGCTAACACCAGCGGCAGTATTAGGTCAAAAGGTACGCGGCAGATGGCTAATACAGTCAGAAATTGTAGCCATTGATATGGGCATTGTTAGATTTGCAGAGGTACTAAGAGAGGAACTAGCTACACGATTCCCTGACTGCCCTGATGTTCTTATCTTTGGTGACCCTGCTGGAGACTTCAGAGCGCAGACAGATGAATCAACACCCTTCCACATACTAAGGGGCGCAGGGCTAAGAGCATTACCAGCACCAAGTAACTCTGTAGACCTTAGACTCGAGGCGGTGTCCTCACAGTTAAATAAAATGTCCGAAGGTAAGCCTGCTTTTCTCATTGATAGGCGGTGTTCATCCCTCATAAAAGGCTTTGAAGGGGGGTACTCCTATCGCAGAATGGAAGTATCGGGCGAACGATACACAGATAAACCTGATAAGAATATGTATTCACACATACATGACGCACTACAATACCTATTACTAGGGGCTGGAGAGGGCAGAAACCTTATAAGTAACCAGAAACCAGCTCAAGCTACAGTTGTACAACGCAACTTTGATGTATTTGCACGTACTAATAAGCCACGAAGACGACAAGGATTATGGGCTAGAATGTAATTGTGAGTTGCAAAAAATTTTTTTCTGTGCTTACACAGTAAGCAAGAAACACAAAGGAGTATATTATGTGCCTGCCAAAACCTAAAAGAGACCCAGCTATTGATGAACTTGCCAAGCTTCAAAAAGCGCAAGTTGCAGAGCAAGAAGCTGCAATAGCTGCTGATATTACCGAAGAAAAGCAAGAAGACAAAGATTTAGCTATTACCGAAAGACAGGGTATGAAAATGCGTAGACGAGGCGGTGGCCGAGGTAGACGTAGAACTATGCTTGCTGGTGGTCAAGGCTATGAAGGTAGATTTGGTACAGGTAGGTTTGGTTAATGGATAATACCAGTAACTATGGTGACGACCCAGTTGCCAAAAAATATATGGAACGATATGAAAAGGCTAAAAGTTTAAGAGAAAACTTTGTGCCTTTATTCGAGGAATGTTACGAATACGCTTTACCCATGAGGGAATCGTTTTACCATGAGCATGTTGGTCAAAGACGCGATGATAAGATATTCGATGAAACTGCTGTGGTGGGTGTACAGGAGTTCGCTTCTCGTTTGCAGTCTGGTATTGTTCCCAATTTTGCTAGGTGGGCTGACCTTGTGGCTGGTTCTGAAGTACCTAAAGGAGAGCGTGACCCAATTAACAACGACCTCGATGAGGTAACAGAGTATGTATTTGAGATAATACAAAACTCTAATTTTTCCCAAGAAGTGCATGAGTCTTTTATGGATTTAGCTGTAGGTACTGGTGTATTGGTAGTAGAAGAGGGTGACTCTTTAAATCCTGTAGTGTTTAGTGCAGTACCTTTACCCCATGTAATACTAGATACTGGCCCTGATGATAAGATTGACCATGTGTTTAGGGAAAGAAAGAAGATACGCTTCGACCAAATACCTATATTATACCCTAATTCTTCTATGCCTCCTAAGATTACAAACATGATTGCTAGTGATGGCAGTAAAACAACAACACTTTTGGAGATTGTGTGCAGAGATTATGCATCTAAAAATGAAGAATCCTACTTACATTACGCTATATGTATGACAACAAAGTGTGTTGTGTTCTATAATAAGATGCAAGGTGTAGGTTCTAATCCGTTTATTTGTTTCCGTTGGTCTAAATGTGCTGGTGAAGTATATGGTCGTGGCCCACTAATGAACGCCCTTAGTGCAATTAAAACTACTAACCTTACTATCGAGCTTATCTTAGAGAACGCACAGATGTCTATTTCTGGTATCTATCAAATGGAAGATGATGGCGTAGTAAACGTAGATACTATCCAGCTAGTCCCAGGCAGTATAATACCAAAGGGTATTGGCTCTGCTGGATTGCAGCCAATACAAGCTGCTGGTAACTTTGATGTTGCACAGTTGGTACTTAGTGACATGAGATTAAATATTAAACGTGCGTTATACAACGATATGCTAGGTAATCCTGATAGAACACCAGCCTCTGCTACTGAAGTTGCAGAAAGAATGGCTGATTTATCGCGTAGAATGGGGTCTGCATTTGGTAGATTACAGGCAGAATTAGTACAACCAGTGCTACAAAGACTAATATATATCCTTAAAAAGCAGGGTAGAATAGAAATACCTGTTGTAAATGGCAGAGAAGTTAAGGTTAAATCAATATCACCATTAGCTCAAGCGCAGGCAAATCAAGATATAAGTTCTGTATCTAGGTTCTTAGAGTTAGTTGGTGGTGTATTTGGCCCCGAAATGCTTAATATGTTAATCGATGGTGAGGAGACTGCGGTACATTTAGCTAAGAAGTTTGGTGTACCTGACGCATTAATACGAGATGAAGAGCAACGTAGGCAGATAGCTGAAGCTGCTCAACAGATGGCAGCAATGCAACAACAGCAGGCTCAACCACAACAACAGGAAGAAATGGTTGCCCAGTAAAGTTAATATTGGAATAGATGGATTCCAAAGAGATGCTACAAAAGATAAAGAGGTAAGCAAAAATATAGCTTCCTTGCTAGAGACTCCTGCTGGTAAGGAAGTTTTAAAGTATTTACGCTCTATAACTATAGAGATGGTAAATGGCCCGAATGTTACAACTGAGGAATTGCGTCATTTGGAAGGTCAGAGATATATAGTTGGTCTTTTAGAGAGGCGTATACAACACGCGCATAGGAAAAATCAATGAATGAAACACTTATAGATACATCGACAGAAGAAGTTGCTGAAACAACAGAAGCAACAGAAGCAGTAGAAACTCCTGATAGACCAGAATGGTTGCCTGAGAAATACAAAACAGGTGAGGATTTAGCTAAAGCTTATAAAGAACTTGAGTCTAAACTAGGTAACAAGGACGAATCTTTACGCAAAGAAATAGAAGAAGAACTAAACGTAAAGCGTTATGAAAATCGTCCAGAGAATAAAGGTGATTATAAATTACCAGAAGGAATAGATGAAGGTGAAGCAGTAGAGAGTGAGTTACTGCAATGGTGGGCTGAACATTCTTTTGATAATGGTTATGGTCAAGAAATGTTTGAAGCTGGTATCCAAAAATATATGGATGCTATTAGTGGTGATGACATTAATATTGATGATGAGATGATTAAACTTGGTGACCAAGCATTAGATAGAACAACTGCTGCTAGTGCATTTGCTAATAAATTTTTTCCAAAAGAAGTTATGTCAGCAATAGAGCGTATGGCAGAAACTCATGAAGGTATTGTTGCAATAGAACATATAATGGAAAGCATGAAGTCTCCGTCATTAAATCAAGGAGCAGACCCTGTTGATACTATAGATGAGTCTGATTTAAGAACTATGATGCTCGATGACAGGTATCACAATCCAACTAAACGTGACCCTGCATATGTAAAATCTATCGAAGATGGATTTAAAAAGTTATATGGAACCTAATGTTATCATGAAGCAGGGGCGGTTAAAGCTAGTCCCTGCTGAAAAGAAACATATTATACCCCTAGCTGAAACACTTAGTGAAGAAAATATATTTGAACTGTCATTGTTTGACAGAACTCCTATAGATTTTTTTATGGAATTTGTAGAAAAAGACGATGTTTATGTTGTTGAAAAGGATTATGTGCCTCTTGCAATTACAGGTGTAGAGGCTGATGGCCCACAAACAGGGTTAATGTGGGCAATGTTTGCAAAAGATATGCAGAAAAATTGGTATAGTTTTTTAAAAGCTTCACCTAATCTCGTAGAATTTATGCATGGTAATTATTATAAGCTTAATATGAACATATTAGAATCTAATGAACGCATAATAAAGTGGGCATTATGGCTAGGATTTAAGGCAGATGCAGTCATAAAAGGAGAAAATGTGGATTATGTGCATTTTGTGCGTTGCAATTTGTTGAAAAAAAATGTTTACAATTTAGCATCACGGCCTGTGATACATTGAGTAGCCCTTCTGGATACCTACATTGACTATGTGAAGCAGATACCCAAGATACAAAATAGTGCAACTTTAATTGAAAAGGAAAGTCGTAATGGCAAATTCAATCGACACAGCCTTCATCAAGCAGTTCGAGTCCGATGTGCATTTAGCGTATCAGCGTATGGGTTCTAAACTGCGTAACACAGTTAGGTCTACCAATGTAACTGGTAGCGTAGCTAGGTTCCAAAAAATTGGTTCTGGTGAAGCATCAACTAAATCTCGTAACGGTATGGTTACTCCTATGGAGCTAGCGCACACAACCGTTGAAGCAACAATGGCTGACTACTATGCCGCTGAATACATTGATAAACTCGATGAGTTAAAAATAAATATCAATGAGCGTCAAGCAGTAGCGCAATCTGCAGCAGCGGCTCTTGGTCGTAAGACAGATGCAATAATTGTTGCGGCCCTAGATGCTGGTGCAAATAGTACACAAATCCATGACACAAGTTCTGCTGTAGAAAAAGCTGACTTGCTTTCATTGTTTGAAACTATGGGCGCAGCAGAAGTACCAGAAGATGGTCAAAGATATTTAGCAATGCACCCTAAAGGTTTTGCTGATTTATTCTTAATCACAGAGTTTGCATCGTCAGACTTTGTTGGTGACCAAAATCTACCATTTGCTGGTGGCATGACAATGAAGAAGTTCTTAGGCTTTAATATATTCTCAACAGCAGCAATAGCTGGTGGTAAGAATATGGCTTATCATACTTCAGCTATTGGTCTTGGTATCAACGCTGATGTTTCTACAGAGGTAAACTATATCCCTGAGAAAGCTTCTCATCTCACCACTTCAATGATGTCAATGGGGTCTGTTGCAATAGACGACAATGGTATCTACGAAGTTCTTGACAATAACGGATAATAAAGGAAGGACTTTAAAATGGCTTATGCGGCAAGCGGACTCTCTAGATTAAGTGGAGATTCAAATGGCAATTTTTGGCGTTATACGACCACGGATGCTATTGCTACTGTTAATACTGCTGGTTACTTTAATGATGCGGCTAATATGTTAGCTGTTCGTGATTTAATTTGTGTGCATGATACTAACGTGCCAACAACAAATTTTGTAACTGTGTTAAGTAATACTGGTAGTGTTGTTGACGTTTCTGACGGCACTGCTGTAGCAGAAACAGACGGCGATTAGAGGATTAGGGGGCTTAACAGCCCCCTAAATTACATATGGCAACAGCAGCAAACTCATCGATTGATGTTTCTTCAAGAGCTTTAATATTGATAGGGGCAGAACCTATTACATCTTTTGAGGATTCTACTAATGAAGCACTAGTTGCTTCTAATATGTATGAAGATATAGCAAGGGCGGCATTAACAAATTGTCGGTGGCGTTTTGCAACAGAGCAAGCACAGCTTAATTTATTGTCTGATGCTCCAACAGGTAGATATGATGCAGCATATCAATTACCATCAAATTTAATAATGTTACACGCAGTTACAGTAAATGATTTTCCTATAGATTATCAAACTTATGGGGATAAAGTATTCTGTGATGCAAGCAGTACAGAGACTTTGATTGCTGATTATACATTTAGAGCATTGGAAGTTGATTGGCCTTCGTATTTTACAATAGCTGTTGAATATACTTTAGCTAGTATGTTTGCAGTTTCTATAGCTAGAGATACATCTATGGCTAGTATGATGGAAGACAAGGCTGCAATATCTATGGCTAAAGCTAGAGCAAGTGACTCTCAGCAACAAACAACTAGGAAATTTAATACCAGTAGGTTTATTACTCAAAGGCGTAGCTAATGCGGAAAGTTCGAGTACCAGTAAATAATTTCCAATTTGGTGAAATAAGTCCGTCAGCAATATCAAGAACAGACTCTGCGGTATATGCAGCATCGGCTCAACGTGTAGAAAACTTTTTACTTAGAAGTGAGGGTGGTGTTATTAAACGTGCTGGCACAGAGCGTGTGTATGAATATGATATTACTGTAGAGCAAACATCATTTACTATAACTGTTTCTGATTATGCTAATATTGCAGTTGGTACTCAAATAAAGTTTTTAACCCATGATGGAACAGAGATTACATTAGAGTCTGAAACTTCTAGTGGTAGTAGTCCATCTGCGTCTTCTGGTAACACTCATTACTTTAGACCTAATGAAAGTAATAATACTACTGCTGATAATATTTATACAGCTATTAATGCAATATCAGGATTTACAGTAGCTAATCCTTCTGCAGCAGTTGTTACTGTTGTAAGAGATTATCCTCAATCTGGTACAAATTTAACAGTAAGTACAACAGATAGTACACGTTTAACTGTTACTAATTTTACTGGTGGTAGTGATACTCAAAGCAGATTAATTCCTTTTATATTTTCTGATGATGAACAATATATAGTATCAATAGAAAATGCTAAGTTAAGAGTATTCCGTGTAGTGCAATCAACTGGTGTTACAAGTTTAGTTTCTACATTAACTGCTGATGTAGATACTAATGCTATACCATTTGATGATGCGTATATTCATGAGTATTCGTTTGCTCAAAGCGGTGACATTATGTGGATATGTCATTCGCTGTTTCAACCAAGATTATTAGTTCGTACAGGCGCAACATCTTTTCAGTTAGAAGTAAAAGCGTTTGATAGTTTAACGTCAGGGTCAACAGTAACAGATACATTCCAACCTTATTATTATTTTCAAGACACAGGTGTTACACTATCAGTTAATGCAACTGCAGCTGGCACAGGTAAAACTTTAACAACTAGTGCTGATTACTTTGTATCAGGTCATGTTGGTACACGTTTTAAATACCATGATTCTGAAATACTTATAACTGCTGTAACAAATGCAACAACAGCTACAGGTACAATACTTAAAACATTACAACAAACACTTATAAACAATGCGTTTAGAACAGCATCAGGTAGTGACGTAGTAGAAGTAACTCATGTTGGTCATGGTTTTGTAGGTGGTGAAACAATTACTATATCTGATGCAGCTTCAGTTGGCGGTATATCTACTTCTAATTTAAATAATGCAGAATCTATAACATCTATTATAGACGAAAATACATATACGTTTACAGCTAATGGTACAGCTAATGCGAGTGAAGATGGTGGTGGTGCAGCTATTAAAATAACTACAGGAGCTGCAACATTAGAATGGCAAGAGCAAACCTTCTCGAGTGTGAGAGGTTTCCCTGTAGCGGTTACGTTCCATGAAAATAGACTAGTATTTGGCGGCACTTCCTCCCAACCTGACGCTATTTGGATGTCTAAGACAGGTGAATATTGGAACTTTGATGTTG